AAACGCGGACCGATATCCAGGAGGATTTTTATGAACCATGAAGTGCCGTTGCAGGACGCGATTCAAAAAATATATTATTGGCAGTATCACTACACGCACTGCTTCTCGGATTTAATTTTTGATCTGTGCCCAAAGGCTGACTTATATAATTTCGGGCTGTTGGCGCGGGGGTTTCCAGCGCACTGTCAGGCCTGGAGTTTGTGGCAGGCTTGTGAAGACCCTGTGCAATTTTTCAAAGAGTGGAATGTTTGGCCGGAGGGAAAATTATGAAAATTTTAGAAATAACTTCTCTGCACAGAAATGATTTTGATGCAGTTCTTGAGTGTGAGCACTGCGGGAAAACTCAAACTTTAAAGTATGGTTATAATGATGCTAACTATCACAACAATGTTTTGCCAGCTGTTGTTTGTCTTTCGTGTGGTAAACGCGGGAATGAAAAAATTGCATCTGGGGTTTCTGATCCAGGCTCAAGTGGTGGTGCAAAAGTTAAACTAGTAAAAACTGAAGTTAAGAAGTGGGTACTAGAATGACAGGCGATGTTTCTCTCTATGCCCTAAACCCCGCCGCCATCAACAAGCTCCCCGATGAGCAGCGCGTGGAAATTTTTAGAAGCGTTTTAGCTCGCGTGGAGTATTTCCATCAAAGAGTTTTAGTCCGTGACCAAGTCATTGAGATGCTGCGAAGAAATTTCGAGGGTTTTATAAATTCTGACTGGGGAAAACTTGAGCCAGAGCTTAAGGGTTATCGGGGGCCTGATGGGCTACGAATATTATTTGCGAAAATCGACAAGATTCTTGCGGAGGCAGAATGATCACAACCTGTCAGTCTTGCAAACGGAGTTTTGCTAATTATGGGGGCACTCCCTGGTGTGACGTATGTATTAAGGAGATGGAGTGGGACGTTCCCCTGAGCAGCTCGAAAAAAGACGTAGAGCCCGAAGAGAGAAGAGTCGAGAGCAGTATCAAGACCCAGTTTGGCGAGCTGCTAAAGCCGCAAAAGATAAAGCGCGGCGGCTTAAAAATATTGAGCGCGAGCGAGAAAAGGCCAGGACCAGATATTATGCCGATCGAGAAAAAAGAAACCAGCAGCGTGTTGAGTATGCCCGAGCCCACCGAGAAGCGCAGCGGGCCTACAACCGAAAATTTTATAACGCCAACAAAGAGCGCCTCAGAGGACTCATCTATGCTTCCCGTGATAAGCGACAACCTACCCGAGCCCTTAGCCGACTTATCAGTCAACTTAAATCAGGAAGTATTACACTCAGTGAATTCCTTGAACGATTTGGGCCAGGAGCTGTTCTCTTCGATGAAGGGCTTGCGGAGCAATCAGCCGGACACGGCAGTGAAGCTGTATGACCCAGAAAGAGTGCACACAGCAATCGCGTGTGCAAATCAAATAGTCCACGTGGCCAGAGCCAAGCTTGATTTATTGAAATTTGCAAAGGAGATCAAATGATACCAAGAACTTATTTAGGGGATGGCGTTTACGCCGAAATAGATAGCGGGATGGTTAGGTTGGATACTGGTAATGAGGCGGGAGAGACTAATCAAATATTTTTAGAGCCAGAGGTTTTTCGGAGCCTTATTGAATTTTATAAAAGAGTTATGGGCAGTACGCCAGAGGTAGCACAAGATTTTGAGGATTTAGAGGGTGTATGAAAATTATTATAACGAGTAGAGGGAAAAAATGAATAAGAGATATGTAATTGTTAGAACGTATTCAATGGGTGTATTTGCAGGAATTTTAGATGCTACAAGTACGGAAACTTTAAAAGTCTTAACAAGTGCACGCCGCATTTGGTATTGGTCGGGGGCGGCGTCTCTTAGTCAACTTGCAATGGAAGGGACGAATGATCCAAAAAATTGCAAATTCCCAATTGCAGTTAACAGAGTCGAACTCACTTCCCCGCAAGGATTTGAAGTTCTTGATTGCACTGAGAAAGCAAAAGCGTCTATCGAGGCGGTCCCCGTATGGACCAAATAATTAATTACGGTTTCGGTTTCGGTTTCGGTGACGGTTCCGGTACCGGTTCCGGTGACGGTTTCGGTTCCGGTTTCGGTTCCGGTTCCGGTGACGGTTTCGGTTCCGGTTCCGGTTCAGGTGACGGTTCAGGTGACGGTTCCGGTTTCGGTTCCGGTGACGGTTCCGGTGACGGTTCCGGTTCAGGTGACGGTTCCGGTTCAGGTTCAGGTGACGGTTCCGGTCCAGGTGACGGTTTCGGTTCCGGTTTCGGTTTCGGTTTCGGTTTCGGTTCCGGTTTCGGTGAGGATTAGTTAAAATGAAAGCAATATATAAGTACGCGCTTCAGCCTGTCGAACTTCAAACGCTCAGCCTCCCGATGAACGCAGAAATTTTGTCTGTCCAAAATAAAGATGGCCATTTATTTTTGTGGGCTCTGTCTGATGTGGCTGAGACTGTTGAGGAGGATCGGGAGATTTGGTTTGTAGGCACCGGGCAAAAATTTTCAGAGCGAGAGAAATATAAATTTTTAGAAACTGTTATGGTGGGGGGCTATGTGTGGCACGTTTTTGTGAGGTACATTCCATGAGTGGGAAATTAGAGGTTGTTTCTACAGGCAAGCTGCATACGGCATCTTGGGCAGAGGATAGTGGACGCACTGAGCTTTTTGAGCAGTGCCAGACTTTAGTTCGCGAGCTCTCTTCGTTACAGTTGGCGCACGACAAATTGAAGAGTGCTTTGATTGCGTCGCGGAATCAATGGATTCATTCCGTGAGCGAGAGGCAATGTCTTGAAGCACTTGGCGAGCCTTTGTTTAGGCGGGAGCGCACGTGATGGGTAATGATGAGAAATTGTTGGGTGGCCACGATGACCACGTGTTGGACTCTTTCCGTTATACCTCAAGTGGCCGGGCTATGCGAGAGCAGCAGCGCCGAGTGCGGCGGCGGGCTCAATGGTTTGTATTAATAATGGTATTATTTTTTAGCGCACTGGTATCTTTTGTGTGCTGGAGGTTAGGTTAATGGCATTAGAAAATGATTCTGAATCGGTTGTGAGACATGAGGTTACTATTGGGGAGTTTACGCTAAAGCAAAAAGATTATGCTGAGAGGTTTTGGATTTATAATAGTAGTGGAGAAGGCACGGAGTTGTCCGCAGAGAGTCAGTTAGCTCTTGCCGAAGTGATTAGGAAATTTTTCCAAGAGAACATGTAATTTTAAAGCTGGGCGTTGTGGCCAGTCCTGATTCAGTTCATAGAAACGAACCGCACGTCCGGCCTTTTGGGGGGCATATGACAAAGATGAAGAGAGTTGAGCTAGAGGCAAAGCCGTATTTGAATCACACAAAAGAAGAAATAGTATTTAAATTAACTCCTGTTGAATACGAGCTTATGGCTGACCTATGGGGCAAAGTTAAATCAACATTTTTCCTCGAAATCCCCCTCCCCGAGCCATCAGTCAGCATCACGCCGAGTGAGTTGGATAAACTGAGTCAGGACTATTTGAGCGAGCCTAAAATCATCGGATACAAAGAGTATTTGATTTCCAAGCTTTTTCCGGGATGGGAGTAGAGGGTGAGATATTGGTTTCAAAACTTAAACGAGAAAAAGCATAAACTGTTTTATTTCAGAGGCTCTATTTCCTCTAGTGACAATAACAAGAAATATCTGAAGTATGAATTTAGCTCTGGCCGAAGTCTTAAACTAAAGTATTCATATGGTGATGATGGCCCACAATGGACGCTTGGTTTGCTATTCTTTACTGTTTACCTAACCTCACCAATATTTAGAGTTCCATCTATTTCCACAGGTCGAGACTATGGGTTCTACTTCTACGAGTGGGCATTTGTTTGGAGTTGGCACGCTAGACAGTTTGAGCATAACTCTTCGGACCAATGGTGGATGCACCAATATTTTCGCATAGATGATTTTTTTTTAGGAAAACCAGAGAGTCTTATAGATGAGCTAGGTAAAGAAGAAAACATCTGGTTTAAGATTGGTGACAAAGAATTTAAAATGGACTCAATAAAGTGGACTAGAGGAAGATCATTTAGGCGGCATATTCCATACAGCTTGTTTCATAAAACTTGGTATTCTGTAAATATGGAGATCGAAAAGCCTCCAATGCACTCTGGTAAGGGTGAAAACTCATGGGATTGTGGCGACGACGGTTGTTTTGGATTATCTGCGCCTTGGAACTTTGAACCGCCGAAGTGGAGTACAACAAAAGAATCTGCAAAGCTTGCTGTCCAATATTATGTCGAGCACGTTTTGAAAGACGCAAAAAGATATGGCGTTTCATCAGGTGAGCGTGGAATTAGAGCTGATTTGGCTTGGGAATACATTGGTCGCAAGGACGCTAAATAACTCCTGTTCATCAGAGGTAAATATGATCAGTTTTCTTTATGTAATTATTTTGAGCGGCGGATCTAGTACAGATCAAATTCGGCGTTTTGAATTTCCGAACCAAGAAGCTTGTTTAAAGTCGCTGAAATCTATCAAGCTAGACAATAAGAAAGATGCGATATTTACAGCCTTTTGCGCTAATGAAAAGAGCCAACGAAATTACAATGCAACATGGTGGTTTGATCCGGTCAAGGACGCTAAATAACCCCTGTTCATCATGTGATGGCAGGAATGAGAGGATGAGAGATGCTACAAGAGAGCGAAAGCGAATCAGTTAAAATCCACGTGTTTAATAAGGCTTTAGATCAGGCAGTTGGTGAAATTCAAGGCTGGATAGATCTGCTTGAGAAGAAACATAAGATGCTTACTCAGGACAAGAACTATTCCAATCAGGCAGAAGCTGACCGTGAACATGGCAACACTATTCGTCTGCTGGAAGTAATTAAGAGCAATATCAATAAGATGAAGATTTAACCGCCCTAGTCGGTAAGAGGAGATGAGAGATGCCCTACGAATTTACACCAGAAGAACGAATTGCAAACATTTTGCACGTGATCAAAGCGCTAGATACTCTCATGCATGAAGCTGATTCTCGGATACAAGATATGTATCAAGATCAAATTAAAATGCATCTTATTAATTTGAATGAAGCTATTTCTGATATGAAGGAAGCTAAAGAGATAAAACCAACACCGCCTCTTGAAGAGGATGAAAGGTTTGTATGAGCCTGCAAAAGCTAACCGAGAGTATAAGAATTGAAATTGGCGCTGGTCAGGAGACTGGAATGAATAGCGAAATCCTCCGCCTGCTTGAATGCGTTGAGGTGCTGAGAGCTGAGCTTGACCATATTTCGACTTTAAATCGAGTTGGCCCATATGAATCTGTTAAAGGTCCGAGAATGGCCACCGAGGTTTTAGCTAAAGCCGATCAAATCGCGTTGGGGGATGAGAAGTGAAAATAGATAAAGTATTCGTTGAGTTTGGTGGCGACACCTCTAACGACAAAGAGTGTTACGGATATTCCAGCACAAAGAGATTCGAATCATATTTTCAAGATGCTGAGGTTATCGAGTTTGTATCTAAAGAGAAGTTCGACAAAGCCGTGGAAGCTTTGAAGAAAGAATGCTGGAGTGGTGCCTATGGTGTCGAAGGTAAATCATGTAATTGCGAGCCCTGTACTACGTTAAAAGAACTCGGAGTTGAGTCATGAGTGAAGCATATCTAAAATTCACAGGTGTATCCGCCGAACTCTCTAGCTCGGCTCCCGATCCAACACATCTTTTTTAGCATCAATGTGAATAGTTTTAAGCGGGATGAAAATGCCGCTTTTTTGTTTTCTGGACTTATCTTTTTGCTGGCGATAATTCGCAAACGTGGCTTCTGGTAAACGCTTAAGTGGCTGCTTCCAGTCCCCGCTCCACTGAGTTCCTTTAAAGATGTCTGCAAGCTGCGGATTTTTGGAAGGCACAAAAAGACCATCATGCCCATTTTCTGATTTAATCTGTAGGCCATAGTTTTCAAGTGTGGAGTTATAAGTCTCATGATTCTCAATCACTTTTTTAAGTGGCATCATTTTTGTGCCATCTGCCGTGTCTACACGGATGGAGAAGTTTAGCAGGTGCTCAATACAGTCTTCTTGCGAACTTGTATCATCGATGTTGTCAAACTTGTTCTCGTTCTCAAGCCACTCAGTCGCGATCGTTTTGGCTTCCTCTAGTGTGAGAGTTCTCTCATGCGTGAAGCAGAAAAGACCTGCCAGCATCCCACCGTACAGATCCCCGTACCGGGCGCCATGGCCTAACGACACAAAAGCTTGTGTCATCATGTCACTTGAGGCTTGAATCATCGGGAGAACGCGGAGCGCTGTCCACATGAATTTTTTAGAGAAGTCTTCTGTTAATGTGTTTTGGATTAGAGTTCTCAATTTAGGCCACTCATTCTGTTCATCCCCTGAAAGCTCAAGCACGGCTATTCGTGACTTGTCAGCTTCCTCTAAGTGAGGGAGATCAATAGAAGCAAAGCAGGCACTAAAGCTCGCGTTGAATTCCATGGCGTCACCCGTCACTGTCCCTTTAAATAATTTTCCGTCCCTAGAACTTGCCACACGGGCAAGCTGCAAGATTTGTTTGTAGGCCCCATCTGTGGGCTCAAATTCGTCAAGTACCACGGGGCAGGCGTCCCGTCTCACTTCCTGACGAAGTCCTGCCTCAGTAACTTTTTGTCCTTTGAAGTGGCGAATCTCAGAAAAAATAGGCGAGACAATTTCATCCATCACTGTAGACTTTCCCGATCCCTTTTGCCCGGTCATCCAAATGTGTGGACGCCAACGAAGGGCCCCAGACAATGGTGATAAAATGAGCCAGCCGAGAAACAGTTGCGCATGATGCGGATATTTCCACTTCAATTGATGGCAGATGGAACGTAGGGATTCCCTCTCCAAAACACTCAGCGTCTCGGCTGGCGATGAGCCAATATTTGCTGCGAAAGTATAAATGTATTTAGAATCTTGCAAAGCTTGGATGTGCGTCTCAGTCAGCGTCTCTAAGTTTTTATTCTCAGCCACGTACATCGTTTGACCAAGGTGATAGACGATACGCTGTCTGTCCATCCAAACGCCGCGGCCTCGCTGGTTCCCAGAATTAAAAGGTCCGCGCCGTCTGTTGTTTTCAATGAGCCAGGCCTTGGCTTTATCAAGATCTACTTGGACTTCTTTTTTAATGTAGGTCGGAAACTTGGTTTTCCAATAGCGGGAGTCCAATAGTTTATAGAGCTCAGTGGTCGAGAAGTCAGAGAGTGGGGAGATTTGTGGGTTCTGAGTAGTTGAGTAGAAATAATTTTTACCGCTATATCCCAAGAAAAAAACCTTCGGGGGACGAGGGGGTTTATGCAGCATGATCTGCTCAGTGCATTCTTGCAGGCCCTTAAGTGCCTCCAGGTCATTAAAGTCAGTTGGTTTTTTCTCAGCCACGTGATCTGGAAAGAAGGGAAAGATGGCAAGCCCGAAGGAAACGTCTTGGGCCTCAAGCGCCATTTCTCTGCCTTGGTTATCCTTGCCCCATTTATCATCGTCGCCTGCGATCACTACGCACACATCCTCATAGGTTTCGCGGACTCTCTTAGCGACTTTTGGTAAATTCTGAGCTGTGAAAGTACAGAGCACAGGTTTTTGGATGGCCTTGTAAATGGACACACCTGTGGCGAATCCTTCGCAAATATAAACCACATCCTGCGAATTAATCGGCCCCCCGATGAGGTGGAACGTCTCCTCCAATTTTTGCTCTTCACGAATTGATTTGGAGCCGTCCTCAGAAATAATCTGGTAGCCCCACAAGAAATCATCGACATCGCGCATGGGAACTATAAGGTCAACAGCGCCCATCGCTTTGCGAATGCGGCAGCCGTAGAGTTCGGGAATAAGTTTTCTCTCCATATAGGGAGTGAGTCCATCAGTATCAAAGGTCGCAAATATTTTCTGAGAACTCTCGGCTGTCTTGAGCTGCATTTCTTTGCGGTATTTTTCAAACGTCGCAAGCCGTTCTTTTTGTAGCCGGTCTAATTTTCTTTGATCAGCTTCATCAAGATTTGGCTTAGAAGAATAGTGATATTTTTTCCCACTTCTCCAATTGCCAATTGTGAGTGTGACGATGTGCTCACCATTATCAAGTTGAAATTCAGAGCCGACATACCAGCCTTTAAAAGCAGCGTCATCAGTGACATTATGAATTTGATCGTCAAGAGTATAAGATTGTTTTGCAAGGCCGTCTAAACCTTCCGACATTAAGTAGTCGTGAATACCCTGGTGCATTTAGTGTTCCCCCTACGGTGACACGCAAGCAAATTTCTATAATATTTCTTGCAGCGATTAAAGCAGTGTGCGAAGTTAGCGGGCTCCAGGCAAGAAAAATAAAACGAAAAAATTTGGCGAGGGGCAACAATGAATCGCAAAGAGTATTTAGATTTCCATGAAAATTTTTGCAGAGCAATGGTCAACATCACAGCCGCAAAAAATGCGGACTACGGTGCTGACAACGATCCTTTCAGAAACTTTAGAATGATTGAGCACTTAGGCGCGGCCAGTGTGGAGCAGGGGTTCATTACTCGGATGAGTGATAAATTTTCCAGGCTCTCGACATTTGTTCAGCGCGGCGAGCTTTCAGTGAAATCTGAAACAGTCGAGGACACACTAATAGATCTTGCCAACTATTGTGCACTTATGGCGGGGTACTTGAGATCTAAACAGCAGGCTCTTGAGATTTCTCCAGCTAACACTAGCTTGAGCCATCCTGACGAGTGGCAGCACACTCAATCTTCCCCACTTCCTGGTGTTCCTTCTGAAAGATTTACGTACAAAAATAATAATTTATAGTTGACAGTTCTTGCAAGGTTTTCAATAGTTCTCGGCAAGGGATAAACAATGGGCTTAGAGTATAAAATAAAACCGTGGGAACATCAGCTTGTTGGGATTCAACGGGCTGAGTGGCAAAATGAATTTGGGCTCTTCTTTGAGCAAGGGACTGGTAAAACTTCCACAGCTATAAATATTGTTCGGCATAAGTACTGGCATAATAACGGAGTGATGCGCACAATTATTTTTGCTCCTCCTGTGGTGCTTGAGAATTGGAAGCGCGAGTGGGCCATGCACGCAAAGATTCCTTCGAGGCAAGTCATTGTTCTCACTGGTCACAACGAGAAACGCGTTGCTGACTATAAAGAAGCAAACCGAAAGTTCGGACAGGAAGTTATTTTCATCACGAATTATCAGTCGCTGTTGATGGAGAACTTTGTCGAGGCTCTCCAGAATGAAAAGCCTGGGATTGTCATTTATGATGAGAGCCACCGTTGCAAGGGCTGGAGCACCAAGACAGGAAAGGCTGCAGCGAAGGTTTCTCGCATGAGTACTTTTAGATATATTTTAACAGGCACTCCTATTCTAAATTCGCCGATGGATTTATTTCAGCAGTTTTTGCTACTTGATAATGGTGCCACTTTTGGTTCAAAGTTTTTTGCGTTTCGCTTAAAGTATTTTGAGGACAAAAATAAAATGATGCCGAGGGATAAATATTTCCCAAAGTGGGAACCGCTTCCCTCCACAGAGGCTGTTCTCAATGAGAAGGTAAAGCCAAAGACCATGGTTGTTAAAAAGTCTGAGTGCTTGGACTTGCCGCCATTTGTGCGTCAGATGTATTTTGTAGAAATGACAGGAGAGCAAGCAAGACTTTATAAGGAGATGAAAAAAGATTTCATCACTTATGTGGGGAAGGATGCGTGTGTTGCGAATCTAGCTATCACAAAACTTCTAAGGCTTCAGCAAATTGTCTCAGGTTTTGTAAAGCTTGAGGATTCCCCGACCGAGAAAGACCTCCAGTCAAATCGGGGGGATGTTTTGCGTGAGCTGCTAGAGGAACTCACTCCCGATCATAAGGTGATTGTGTGGGCGACGTTTCATGAGAACTTTAAGGCTATTCGAGAAATTTGTGATGAGTTAAAAATTGGTTACGTAGAGCTTCATGGGCAGGTCAAGAGTGGGGATAGGCAAAAAAACATTGATGCTTTTAATGACCCTGGGGGGCCTCGTGTACTTATTGGGCATCCTGGCTCTGGCGGGATTGGTGTTAATCTGGTTGTTGCGTCTTATGCTATATTTTTTAGTAGGGGCTTTTCTTTAGAGCATGATTTACAAGCTGAGGCTAGAAATTACCGAGGGGGCTCGGAGGTTCATGCGAAGGTCACGAGAATAGATCTTGTTACTAAAGACACGGTGGATGAAATAATTTTGGAGCGGCTCGCTAAAAAACAAAATATCTCTGATTCAATTTTAAAAGAGATCGCTCAGGAAATGCAGCTTGGAGAAAATTGATAATATCTATTATCGAGTGGACTCTTCTTTCCAAGATGAGAGAGGACGAATTATAAATATCTCAGCCAAGGTGTGGGGCGCTGCCGGGCAGAAAAACTTTCGAGTTGATATTGCGTCTACAAGTCTGCTTCCACCAGTGATGCTCTCAGAATTTTTGCAGCAGTTATCGAAAACTATTATGGGCTATGAGCTTGCCGGGCGGGGCCCCGACGAAAGGTTGAATTGATGGAAGAGGTAATGGATTTTGGGATGGGTGAAAAGCCCCTAGCAGAGACGACCCTTGGGGACCTGCACAAAATGATTAAAGATTCATTTGATCTTAAAGTAAAAATAGATGAGCTTGAATCGCTCGTTGATGTTGAAAAGACTGCGCTTGAAAAAATAAAATTCAGAATGAGTGCAGTTTTAGCTGAGCATAACATGAAGTATTTTAAAACTGAGTTTGGTGCTATCACTCGAAAGGCTGAGTTTTCAGTGAAGGTTCCAAAACTTCAGGCAGATCGGGAAGCGTTCTTTGCTTATCTGCGGGAGAGGGAATTGTTTGATCAAATGATCGCAGTGAATTCAAAGACCTTGAACTCTTATGTGAAAGAGCAAAGGGACGCCGCGATTGCTGAGGGCATCTTAGAGTTCTCAATTCCGGGGATAGAGCCTGGAATTGAAATTTACCGTATCTCAATGACTAAAAAATAAAGGAGAAATTTATGGCTAAAAAAGAAGAACCAAAAAATGAAGTATTAGCGTCAGCTCCAGCCGGGGCAGTGGCTACTACTATGGGGATGGATTTTGGGACCTTCGGGCTCGACTCCACTTTATCAAGTGATAATATCCTAATCCCAAAACTATTACTTATGCAGGGCTTATCAGATCTTGTCGCTGCTGAAAAAGCACAGATGGGGGACTTGGTAAATTCACTCACAGAGCAAATCGTGGGCTCCTGCCGTGAGAAAGATTTCAGACCCGTCACCTTCCTCCCGATTATGGCGTTTGAAACTTGGGGAGTAAATCAGTTCATTAAAAAAGACGGCAAGGAAATTAAAGACTGGGTGGGTACAGTCCCCTTTAGTTCTGCCAATGCTGATTGGCCAAGAGAAGGTGAGAGCCTGGCGGTCGCGAAGCATTTTGGCATGGAGCCCGACACAAAATTCCAGTGCGTGCGAGAGTTGAACTTTTACGTGATGCTGGATTCTGAGTGTGATGATCCGATGGCTCTGCCATACATGCTGAAGTTTAAGAGCACCAGCTACCGAGTGGGCATGAAGCTTGCCACTCACTTTGCGCAGTGCCAGCGGGCAACGCAGCTCGGGAAGCCGACACCTCCAGCAAGTTATCTATTTAAGTTAAGCGGTACGAAAGAGACGAATGACCAAGGTACATTCTTTGTGTTGTCTCTGGAGCCTGCAGGACGTACCTCACAGGAGCACTTGAAGGTGGCCTATGACTGGTATCAAATTTTAGTTAAGAACAAAGACAAGGTTGTTGTTGATAACCGAGACGAAGAGAAAACCGCTCCTGCGACGTCAGCCCCTCCCCGCGCTGAAAAAACAAATGTCGATGCGAGTAGGTTTTAATGCGTCTCTGGTTAGGGCTCGATCTGGAAACGACTGGTTTCAGTGTGACTGAAGACGAGATCACTGAAATTGGCGCTGTCTTGTGGGACGTGGTGGCGAAAGCCCCCGTCCAAATTTTTTCTCAATTTGTAAAAATCAAAGGAGTGCTCACTCCAGAGATCCAAAAGATCACAGGGATTAAGCCTGAGTATTTGGAGCGCTGGGGAGTTGTGCCAGAGGATGGTTTTAACGAGCTGCTCGGCATGATTGAGCAAGCTGAGTGTGTGGTTGCCCACAACGGAGAGAAGTTTGATCGCCCGATGCTGCGCTCAAATATGAAGCGCGCAGGCCTTGAGCTTCCTCAAAATCCATTCTGGCTGGATAGCTGTATTGATATTGAATACGCCTGTGCTACACGCAAGCTTGGTTATTTAGCCGCTGAGCATGGATTCTTAAATCCGTTCCCCCATCGGGCAGTAACGGATGTTTTAACTATGATGCAAGTGGTGAGCAAGTATGACGCTGACACGATTTTCTCAAGGGCCCAGATCCCCAACATCACAATTCAAGCTGTGGTAACAAGGGAGCATAGGCAGAAAGCGAAAGATCGTGGGTATCATTGGGACGGGGATAATGTTCGCTGGACAAAAGTGATAAAGTCTTGCGACTATGCCAAAGAATGTGAAGCTTCTGACTTTAAAGTTATACAGCTCATGGGAGGCTAAATGTCTACAGAGAAAAAAGCAAAAAACACAATCATATTGTACGCGAAGGTACAGGTTCAAAATAAGAAGTGGCTTGAGAGCGAGGCTCGCGCAAATGATGTGAGTCTTGGGACCATGCTGGATTTGATTTTGTCTTCTGCAAAAACTCAGAAGCCGATTCGAATCAACGAGCTGTTCAGCCAGCGCAATCAAACTTAAGGGCATATGTTAGTCACAGCTTCAGAATTCCATAATGTCATTGATGAAATTCTCAAGTGCCCGGACGCAGCGCTCGATTGTGAGACCACAGGCTTGATGCCCTACCATGGGCATCGCCTGTTTTCTGTCATTGTAGACTGTGCGATGGGTACATACTATTTTGATTTCAACAAGCACTCCCCCGATCCTTTGCCCCGTTCCCTGATCCCACATTTTCAAAGAATGCTCGCGCGTCCAGACATGCTTTGGTTTTTGATGAACGCAAAGTTTGATAAGCACATGCTAGCGCAAGAAGGTCTTTTCATTGAGGGCCAGGAATGGGACATTGAAGTCGCTGAAAGAATTATCGATAACGACCACGTCAAATACTCCCTCAGCTCGATTGCTCCCCGCTATGGTTTTGAAAAGTCAGATGTGGTAGAGGCCTACATTAAAAAGCATAAGCTTTGGGACTGGGTTTTAATCCCAGGAAAAAAGAAGCGCGAGAAAAATAAATATTTCGAACTTGTGCCACTTGAGATCATGCAGCCCTATGGGGAAGTCGACGGTCAAATCACGCGTGCTATTGGACTTGCTCAGGTTAAAGAACTCACAAAATGGGAAGCTGAGTGCGCATCAGCGCCTGAGGAAAAGAAATATAAACGCCGTTTCAGGCCCCTCACAACCATGCAGACCATTGAGCAAAAAGTCACAGATGTGCTCTTTCACATTGAGCGTCGCGGAGCCATGGTGGACGTGGCCTATATTAATGAGGCTCTGGCTTATGAGGCGGGCAAATCTGCGGAGTATCAGGCTGAGTTCCAAGCTCTCACGGGTGTGGAGTTTAAAGACTCTGAGAAAATTCTTGAGCCCGTGTTCGCAAAGCTCGGCATGACCATTTATAAAACCGAATCGGGAGAGTCTTCTTTTACGGATGAGATTCTCAAGAAGTATGCTCATCCCGTGGCAGAGGCTGTGCGCAATTATAGAGACGCACACAAGAATGCGAACACGTACTATCGTTCGTTCTTATTTTATAAAGACGCCAACAACGCCATCCATCCCGATTTTCGCCAGGCTGGCACGCGCACCATGCGTTTGTCCTGTGCTAACCCCAACTTTCAAAATATCCCGGCGGAAGAGCCTGGGCCTTATTTTGTGCGAAAGTGCTTTGTGCCCCGTCCGGAGCATTTCTATGTGGCGATTGACTATCGGCAGATGGAGCTTCGAATGATGCTGGACTATGCCGGGGAACTGAGCATGATCGAGAAAATCTTGGCCGATTTTGATCCGCATCAAGCAGCGGCTGATTTAACGGGGCTCACTCGTAAAAACGCCAAGATCATGGCCTTTGGTATTTTGTATGGGATGGGCATTAGATTGCTTGCTGAAACTCTTGGCTGCTCCTTGGCTGACGCTAAGGAATTTCGCTGGAAGTACCTACACGGGCTCCCGAATGTGAGTGCTCTGAATGAGACAGTGAAGCAGCGGGTGAGTGACCATGCCCAAATTTCCAATTTTTACGGACGAGTTTACACGTTTCATGATAAGCGCTTTTCTTATAAAGCCTTGAACTACTTGATTCAAGGGGGCTGTTCGGACGTCGTTAAAAAAGCGATGATTGGGTGTGCTGAGTTTTTACGCGATAAAAAGTCGGCTATGGTTTCTCAAGTTCATGATGAGCTTTTGTTTGAGATCCATAAAGATGAAATTGACATCGTGCCGGAGATTCAGAAAATAATGGAGAATCAGTTCCCCTATGTGTACTTGCCGCTGACTTGCAGCGTAGAGTATTCACTAAAAAATTGGGAAGAAATGAAGGAGTGGGACGGTGGCCAAGAAGCCCGAAACAGTGTTCAAAGAACGCACGGCAAGGGACCTAAGAACTCTGAAGGACACCTGGTTTTATAAGTCCCAGGAAGTCACTAGGCGCGGCATCCCTGATTGGATTTTATGTGTGCGTGGCCGGTTTGTGGCCATTGAGCTTAAGAAAGATGATAAGGAAGGCCCGGACAAACTTCAAGACTACAACCTAAAAAAGATTTATGCCTGTGGGGGGCTATCGTTTGTAGCAACTCCCGAGAATTGGGATTTTGTTTTTGAGACATTAAAAGGCGTAAAGCCAGAGGAGGATTAAGTGGCGATAAAATTGAAAGTTAGAGACCTAAAAAACCCCATGGTAGTGGGTGGGCTAAGAACCCTTGAGCATGCAAAAGAACTGCCATTTAAGGTCAAGTACAACATCGGGAGAATTATTGATAAGTTGGATGCTGAGCAAGTGCGCTGGGATAAATTGTACAAAGGCATGATTGCAGACTTTGCTGAGAAAGATGACAAGGGCAATATCGTCCCGTATGTCCATCCCGAGACCGGAGCCGTGGACCCTACCCGATTCGCGATCCCTGCGGCGCGCATGACAGAGTGGAGTGAGAAGCAAGATGAGTTCTTTGGGACTGAGATTAGTATTGATCGGTACAAAATTTCAGTGCGTGATTTAGGAGAAGTGCAGTTATCCGCAGCAGAGATCACTTCAATGAGTTTTTTATTTTCCGGGCTAGATGACCTAGATGAGCCGGAGCAACAAGGAGAAGAAGATGGGAAGCAAGAAAGTAACGTCAAAGAAATCAAAAGCAAAAAAGCCCGCGACGAAAACGAAGCGAGCCTCTAAACCAAAAAAGAAAGCGGCCTAAGCCCCTTTCGATTTTGCGACTTTACGAAGGCCCTCAATAGAAGTTATCTTTTGCAGGGCCTTCGATTTTTCCGTTAGCTTCTCTTTTACGAGAGGGTACAAATCTGGATTCGCTCTAATCTCTTCAGCGCGTATTAAGCAATCCACAGCGGAATCAATTTCCCACTTATCAAATTCTTTTTTCTCTTCTTTACTTTCCTCAACGGGGTAGGCATCAATCGTAACTTTCATAGTTTGTTCTCCTGGTGTTTTTATTGGTGGGTAGTTCATTATTTTGCGCGCTCCTTTTGAGTGTTAGGCGTCATGCCTGACCAAATGGAGCGCTTCGCGATATTATCAATTATCTCAGCTCCCACGGGGTTTGTTGCCAAGTCCTGCATTCCAAGGCCTACTTTGGTTCTAAACCAAGGAGTTTTTAGAGTGTCTGCAATCTTCTTCGCAGCTAATATCTGCGGATTTGAGAGAAGCATTCCGTCCACACTGGTAAATAAATTTTTACCTGCCTCACTTGTGGCCCCTTGTGTGACAGCATCACTGCCTGCAAGCAAAGCTGACATTTCCGAGTTCATGTCCTTTAAAGTCCTCCCACCAATCTCATGCCCCAGGGTAGAGGCTTCCTGAGCTTGGCGTAAAAGCTTAGCTTGCTGTTTCGCAAATCCTTCAAAAATAGAACTCTTGCCCGTGTCCTTATAGGCCCGGTCAGCAAGCGCACTATTGATGTGTGTGATGTTCTCACCTGTCTCAAGTGGTGTAGCTCCCACTCGGCCCGGAGTCCCAGGGTAGGCCCCAGCTCTCTGACCAAGAAGTGAGTCGTCCACAACAGACTCTCCGAATCGGGGAGCTTCTCCGTAGTGCGGACCCACATCTCGATATTGTCGTGGCATCGTGTTTGGTCGAACCACAGGAGCGTTGTCGATAACAATCTCTGCCCCTCTGGCTGCCGTTGGATTTGGTTTCGCAGCGTGAGCTGAGAAGTCATAAATCGGTGTGGCCTTGCCCGCCTCCCGATTCGCGATGTCCATATAAGGCGCCAAAATATCTTGGTACTCTTGAGCAGCTTGTTTTTTAAGGGGTAAATTTGAAGAGACATTTCGCAGATCTTTTTGCAGCGGGGCCAGGGCTTCGCTATAGTCGATGCGGGCGCCAGCATCTGTGGCTCTGTTTAGTAAACCTTCTCGCTCAGAAAGTAGTGCTTGAGAAATCTCATGCTGAGCATCCCGCAAGGAAGCCGCTGTCCCTGTGGCACGGTTCTTCAGAAAGACGTCACTGGGCGCCAAGTAGTCAGTTGTTCCTTTGGCAGCTTTCCAGGAAAGGTCACGGTTACGTGCTGCCTGCTCATCGATTTTATGAAAGGCGGATTTATAGAGGTTCTCGCCACCTGCGTCAACGGTTTTTGAAGCCCCATGATCCAAAAGGTTTGCTACGAGGTCAATGGGCTTTGTGCCGTACTCAACGGCTTTACCAGCATAAGGTATGCCCGCCGTCACAGCTTTTGTACCTGCCGAAGCAGCCTTCATGCCTTTACCAGCCCAGCTCGCAATATTCAAAGCAGGCACATAGTTGGCAGGGTCTAAGGCCACGTCACCTACAAAGCCAAGGGCTGTGCGCGGGAGTCCGGGCTTCATGCCGTACATGTCAAGGTACTCAGACGTTGTCGGAGCAGCCCCTTGAAAGGCTTGCTCAGCGGCATTATTTCTTTGCTCCACTGTCATCGGGGAGCCTTTGTCTGTCAGGCCGATGGCGTTGGCCATGTCCCACACGTCACCTGCCGCCACAGCACCAGCAGTTCTCCCGATTCCTGAAGTGTAGTCGAGAGCTTTTAAAGCCCCATGCCCAAGCTGTTTTAAAAGACTGGGCTCTTGAGCTGCTTGCTTGTCTAATTTATCGAGCCGGTCGAGCTCCTCGAGCCTGGCCAGTTCCTCAGAGTTTGGCATTATTTTCCTCCCAGTTTCGCTTTGTACTCAGCCCTCTGCTCAGGAGTCATTTTTAAATACTCTTCGTCCGATATTTTTTGCACGCCGCCTGGCGCTTCACCATTACCGTAGAACGTTTTAAACTGCTCACGACTCTGTTTAAAGAGCTGCGGACCGAAGCCTCCGGGAGCCATGACATCTTTTGCATAAGACTGCCGAGAGCCATACTGGTTCTCAAGGCGATCCAATTTTGTGGAGTAAAGTTTTGTTGCGTTTCCGCGCGCTGCCTTCACAGCGTTTTCTAAATTCGCAATGTCGGCAGGGTCATACTGCGCATTCTTGTCAAAGTACAGCTCAGCGTTTGACACAAGCTGCGTGATCGAAGGGAAGAGTGTGCGCTCGATATCTTTATCAGTCAGCACACCTTTCTCTCCACCCACGGTGCGTGCGTAGTTAGATAAAGCCCCGCGAATGCGCTCGACATTTCTACTACTCAAGGCGGTGGTTAGTGTGTCGAATTGTTGCTTGGCTGTGTCCATATCTTTGAACACGTTTTTGTTAACGTCTGTTTGCACTTCGGTTTCTTTTTTGCGCAATTGCTCGTCATCAAAGCGGCCTTGCTTTGAATCCATCAAACTTTTTTGTGAAGCCAAGTCTGTTTTCATCGCTTCAATCTCAGTTTGTGAAAGTCCATAGCGGCCTTTGGTGATCTCGTTTTGAAGTGCCGCCACTTGTTTCTGGCGTTCGTCTTCTGACATCGGGGCTTGGTAGCCTTTAGAAATATTTCCGCCAGACCAAGCATCTGACAACGCAAAAAGTGGAGAGAGGTTTGCGTCCAACTTCTTGCCTTTAAGCGCAGCTATGGATTGTCCGAGCTGGTCAATGCTGCCTTCTTGTCTGTTGATGTCCTGCTTCACTTGTGCGCGATACATGTCATTGATCGCTTGAGTGCGGGCCTGCAAAGCTTTGCTCTCAGCATTGTGCGCCTCCCGTGGGTCAGCGGGCATCACCACTTGGGGCAAAGACTGAGGGACCTGTTGCGCCACATCGGGAGGCAAGAGTTGTTGCTGGGCCTTGGGGGCTAAGTTAAGTCCCAGGGCCTGGAGCATATTGTATTGAGCCTGCTCTTCAGGAGTAGGCCCGTTGGGCTGTAGGTAGGAGGGAATTGCGCCAGCCATTAGAGCTTCCTTTTAGGTGTCTGGAAATAAGGCGACGACCAAATACTCTGCCCCCCGATAACTCCGGGGTCTTGCTGAGCCTGTAAATTATAATTTCCACCTAAGTACCCCGTACCAGAAGCCGCATCTGGCTGCGCCTGGGGCATCGCTTCGGGCCCGCTGGCCGCGTTGATATTGCTACCAGTGGCAAAGCCTGAGAGACCGCCTTGAAAGATGTCCCCCATTTGAGAGCCTGCGTATTTAATGGGGCTGAATTCTTTTTGGCCCGAGGCCCAAGAGACTCCTTGCTCAGCGGCCCTGAGCTTGCGCATGCGGTCCTCTTGATCCACTTCTTCTTGATGTTTTTGATTTCCCATAAATGCTCCGGCTGCCGCCATCGCTAAGGGTAGTGCCCACAACATAAAAACCTCCAAAGTTAAAAATTAAATTGTTTCGCCATTCTCACGAATGAACGGATGCTCTCCACCGAGATAATTGAAAGTCTTTAGCCAAAAATTAACCACAGGCTTAAGCACAAGGCCTAATCGGGAGCCTTCACCGTAAAAAGCTTTGCCGTAGGCCACCAGCGGACTTGTCATGCTCACGCGGACGAGCAGTTTTATAAGTTTTGATTTACGCATCAAAGGCACGAGCACCTCAGAAACTTTATAATACCCCCGACGATTTTGGACTGTCATGTTTTCATCCCTAAACCGACGCACCACTTTATCCATGGTGCCGTTTCCGTATCTGGCCTCAAGGAATATGAAGCAACACCCGCCGCCTCCACCGCCACCACTTCTCGCCGTCGCATCAGCCTGTTTGCCAGCAGCCCATTTTTTGTTGTACTCAGTGTAGTCCAATTTATCCCAGTCACGTTGCTGGCCCACTTCAGTGAGAGCATTTTGCATATTGTATTTAGCAATATCGGACTTCGCTGAGAGGTTCTTAAGCTGAGCATCATTCGACAGGCCTGTGTTGTACTTATTTATATCAAGCTCTGCTCCTTGAAATTTTCCAAGGTTTGCAAGGCGATTTTGCTCATCCGTAGAAAGAATCGATAAGTCCTGCCCCATCCCTGTGCGCTGCGCGTTTTGCTTAGCCATCAAAAGGGCTGAGCCCATATTGTAACCAATACGATTCGCAGCCCCCGATCTGGCCCCGCCCTGCATTGCTAAATTATTATAGGCGGCATTTCCAGAAGTGGCCGCCTGAGTAACAGCGCGGTCCTTAAGATCTTGCGTGTCGAGTTTATTTTTATTTTGCGCGTACTGGGCCCAAGTAGAAGGGCCCGTGCGTAGAGCTTCTCCCTTTAAAGCCTGATAACCTTCCATCGAACCTGCGTCGAGCTTGGTTGGATCATACTGATAGTCTCCTGCATTCAGGTTGTAGGGACCTTTGAGGAGCCCGGTCGTAGGGTCAATCATCGAGTCAAATTGCTTCAGCATTTTTGAGCCGTCAGGATTGAAACCTTTTTTCGCCATCTCTTGGGAGTTCATCATGTCGTTGTACTGACCTTGGGTCATTGATTGCCCAGTGGTCGCATTGCGAATGGAGCCATCACTGTAGCGGACATACTGCCCATTCACATCTACATTGCCAATTTTTGTTGGCTCAACAGCTTGCTTGTAGGTGCCAGTCTGAGGGTCATAAGTATATTGCGCATTAGGGTCTTGTGCCATTGGTTTTTCCTTTAAGACATTTCGTCGTAGCTGCTTAAGTCCATATCAAAAGTAGACGCGTCATCATTGTCTACCTCGCCTGTGAGAGTTTCAATAAACTGCTTCTCAAATTCCAGGAAGTCTTCTTTGGCCTGCGGGGCCACACCCACATTCTCTTTGGCAATCACGCGCCAGCGCACAAACTCCATGAGATACTGGTCAAGCTCTTCAGGGATGTCCACCAAAGAGTCCGCGTCTTCCACCAGCTCGGCTTGCCGCAAAAACCAGATCTGTACATTTTCACTCGAGTCTTCAGTCGGAATCGGGAAGAAGTAGAGTTGGGCTCCCTTGGTGGTGCCTGCGTTGAGAATGTCATAGGCATAGTCGTTCGTGCCTTGAGTGGGGTAAAGCTCTGCGTCCGTGGCGCGCTCAAAGCGGCGCTTGCCTTTAAGCTTTTTAATCTCGTAGTTCTGTGAACTCCCCCGATAGCGTATCTCTTTGATTTTTTCCGAGTAGCAGGTCGCGGGGAAATCATAGGCTTGCGTGCCACTGACAAGCGCCAGGAACTCGCGGGTCTTATAATACTCATCTGCCATCCCTAAGCGAACCATAATGGCGTGAGCGCGTTTGATTCCCTTGTTCACATAGCGAATCATCTCAGAGGGCTGGATAAAGTCTTCAGTCTCTAAGTCCAATTCTTCTTCGATTTCCTCAAGCAGATCTGAATAAACTTTGAGTGCCATAGCTACACATCCTTATACTGACCAACAAAGGCGCGTATTTTACAGGCCCCTGTGGTGGTAATATCGAGGTACTTATTGTCAAACTGATCATAATTCCAAACAAAGAGCCCGACTCCTGAGTGCTGGGTTTGGATAACATCTCTGGGTACAAACTTGAGTTGGTGGGGGAATTTGTAATTTGTGACGGCCTGCTTAAACTCAATTTCAAAAAACTTCCACTCCCCGCGAATAATGGGCTCACTTTGGAGATCGAGCATGAGTTTATAAAGAAACTCTCGAAGCACTTCGTCTTCGACCCCTTTAAGTAGAGCTGTCTTGGTATTATCAAACCTCATTCAGAAATCTCCCCGGTGGAGCCCTTCTCAAACGTCGGCTGAGAGGTGTCAGATAAAAGAGCGTAGGAAATAATAAACGATCTTAAATTTAACACTTGCCCCTTGTGCTTACCACGGATCACCCACTTTTGCGTCCCGTTCGGGAGAACATTGGTGGAGTCCGAGAGCAGCAACTCCAGAGCACTTTGCCGAGCTAAGATCTTATACTCCCGAACATAGCTGTCCGACTCAAACGCAATCACGTAGTTTTCACACGCCGTGGGCCAGGCCCCGCTGGCGTTATTAATTGTCGCGGCCTTGGTCGACAAGTTCACTGTAGCCTCACCCAGCATCTCCGAGCTGGAGATCACTTCCTTGGAATTTGTAAACTCAAGCTGCAAGTAATTTAAGCGAAGACCACGTGCCGGGAATCTACGCCACTGCTCAATGAGCCCGCCGTAGTACCACACGCATCGTGCGGCCCCCCAAACGAAATTGTCATCTCCCCAGACTAAATTATTGACGTGCCGGATGGGCTTGAGATCTCTGATCACTTTGCCGTCATCATTGATCGCACGAATCGCAACAGCGATATTGCCCTTATTTTTAAGAGTCGCCATGACCCGAGTCACCCATTTCCGTACCCATGCCGTGCCAAAATTAAAGGCGACCGAGCGATAAGTATAGAGAATGGTCTGCGTAACCCAGTCCGCAGCGTCGGTGGAGGTGTCCACCAAAGGGTCCGTGAGGATGGCAGAGTCATGCACAAACACGTAGCCGGACTCGTGGGCCCGGTAGAGTTGATCGTTGAAAATTTCAATAGCTGCGGGCTTAAAATTAATATCAGACGCTAAGTCTTGCTCGCCACTCCAGGTATAAAAACACATGCGCTCAGAGATCCCGTAGCGCAGCTCCAGAACAAGAATAGTATCATTTTCTGAGCTGATGCTATTGGTCTGAAGCGTCCAGTAAATGCGGCGATTCGTCTCGTCAAACCGACCTTGAATTCTGTTTGGGGACGTGGTGGCCGTGATAAAAGTTTTATAAGTCGTGTTCCAGTGATCTGAAACCTTTAAAGTTTTATACGCATCAGAAGTATACACGCCATCATTCCCGAACCAGTAAATGCGTCCTTCGGCCTGCACGATGCTCTGGTGAGAGACGCAGCCCGCATGATCCGAGATCTTAATCGGGGAGGCGTAGCCTCTGCCGGTGTTATCATACCCTCCCTCCACCCGATAAATGTAGCGTTTACAGAGCATGATGGGGATGGATTGCGCGGAGCTAACTCCCGTGATCTCGTCTTCCACTTCTCCCTCGTTATCAAGCGGCACGCCGTCAATATCGTTGGGAGTTGAGACACGGAATAGATTTTTAAAAACTTCGGCCCCTTCTTGGATATGGGCATAAATGCAGGCGTTGTTAACAATATGGACAAACTTGCAGCGTGGGGGCTCATCAAGCGGCAAAATTCCACCAGTCGTGTAGATGGGCTCTTGATCTTGCAGATCTGCATCGCTCATCACGTCTGAATAAGTTGTGGTGCCATTATTAATTGTGTCGACAAGATAAGAGTCCACGCCACCATTAATGGTGCGGTAAATTTCCACTTTCACATTCACGTCGTCATAGTTGTTAGTAGTACTACTCTCAAGCACCTCAATGCTGGCCCAATCAATCGGGTTTATATCGGGAGCGTCTGCGAGTTCTACGAGGACTTGGAGAAGTGCGCTGCGGTCAATATAAGTGCGCTGCCCTACGGTGTACTCATAGCTGCGCACAAACGTATACAAATAAGAGCCCGTGCCAGCAGTCGGTGTGGCTATAGGGCTCACCACCAGGGCAGGCAAGCCCGCTGTGCGCACCTGTAAAACATCAGCACTGTCCCGATATATTTTTTGAGGTTTTAGAAACTCAGAACTCACCACTATAAGCTGACCATTGCTCTGTGCATGTGAGATATAAGAAGCTGTACTGCCCGCTGAGAAAACATCATTACCCCCTGGGCCCTGTAAAGTTTGGTAGGCCTCTAAGGAATCTCGGTAATATATTTTCTTCGCACTCTGCGTGAGCAGGGCATCGTTATTCATATAATTGATGAGTGCCCCAATACGCTGAGCACCAGCGGGGATTTGGGAATCTCCCTCCTCCAAAACGCCAAGCGTCCGGCAGCCCGGACGTGTGTTGATCGTTTTGTCTGTGAGGACGACAAAATTATCGAGAATGGCTGAAAAGTTTTGGGGGACTCCGATTATTTCATCCGTGAATCCCCCAGACAAATCATTTAGCTCAAAAGGGGCT